AGGAGCACAGCTGGCACCGGTGCGATTGAAGAGATCAGCATCGGATCTGGCCTATCGCTGAGCGCCGGCACGCTGAGCGCAACCGGCGGCGGCGGCGGCCTGACCCACTTTGTGGAGTCTGAGAGCACCTCCGCACCTAATGCGACGGTGCCGGTTGATGCGCTGACAGCGACTGATGCCAGCTACACCAACATCGATGTTGCATTGGTCGCGAAAGGCACTGGCGCGATACTAGCGCAGGTACCAACTAGCACTTCCGCTGGTGGGAATAAGCGCGGAACAGATGCGGTTGATTTGCAAAAAGTACGCACAGCTGCAACACAGGTAGCGACCGGTGCAAACAGCGTTATCTGCGGCGGATCAAATAACACCGCAACTAGCAGCCATGCCGTCGTAGGTGGCGGTCAAACCAATTCAGCATCTAACACGTGGGCCGTTATAGGTGGCGGCCAGGATCAAACAGCTTCCGGCAGTTACAGCGCAATTTGTGGTGGATACGGTAACACAGCCACAGCCGTATATTCAGGGGTCAGCGCGGGCCGTTTGAATACTGCGTCTCAAAATTATGCCTTTGTCGCAAGCGGCAACAGCAATACAGCGTCAGGCGTTTACAGCATGATTGGCGGTGGCACCAATCATGCTGCATCTGGTGACAGTTCGTTTATTGCTGGCGGCAGATACGGAACCACCAGGGGGATTGCCGGGAATCATGTCTTCCCCGCTTGCGATACGCCGATCAGCGGTGCGGTTGGAGTTAGCCAAGCCGGGCTGCTGATTCTTGGTCGTACAACAACAAACGCAACGGCGACCGCATTGGCGAGCAATAACCTTTCGGTCGGCACCACCAATCAGGTGGTGCTTCCCAATAACGCCGCCTATTCCTTCTCAGGTGAGGTGATCGCAGGCGTTACCGGCGGTGGCAATACAGCTCGATGGACGATTGCAGGCGCCATCAAGCGCGGCGCTAACGCTGCATCGACCGCCATGGTCGGCACACCTACCGTAACGATGAGCCACAATGACGCCGGTGCATCAGCCTGGGTCGTTGCTGTCACTGCAGACACAACCAACGGCGGCATCAAAGTTGAAGTGACAGGCGCTGCATCCACCACCATTAGGTGGGTGTGCAAAATCGAAACCACCGAGATGACCTTCTGATGGCACTGATTATTAACCTTGAACAAACAGACATCGGCGTTCCGATGAAGGCAACTTACGCTCGAATCACGATGGTGCGCGCCGACAAAGAAGGTCTGACATTACAGGTGGAGCATTACGCCAGCGCCGCTGCTCGCGAAGCTGGCGCTCAGCCGGTGCTCAGCCAATCGTTCCGTGCGCCTTCATCAGCGCTAGATCCAGCCACGCATCCGCTGCACATCGCCTACGAATGGCTCAAGAAGCAGCCGGGTTACGTTGATTCGCAAGACGCATGACCACCAAACGCGAATCCATCTTGGCCGCACTGCGTACCAGCCTGACCGGTACTGTTGGAGTTGGCACCAGGATCTACCGTTCTAGGGTTGAGCCAATCGCACGACAGGAAAGCCCTGCCATCGTTATTGAGCCAGTCATTGACGAACCGGCACTGCAAACGCACCTGGCAACTATCGACTGGACGCTTAGGGTTCGCTTTACCGTCATCGTTCGCGGCAGCATCCCTGATCAGCTGGCTGATCCGATCATTGAAGACATGCACACTAAGCTGATGGCTGATCCAACCATCGGCGGCCGTGCCATTGACATCCTGCCGCTTCCAACACGGTTCAACCTCCTAGAGGCTGACGGTCCCGCTGGCGAGATCGCCTGCGACTATCGTGTGATGTATCGCACTCAGCTTGCAAATCTCACTTCTTGAGTTATGGCTAAGATGATGGACGCATACAACGGGCACGGCGGAACCTATCTGCTGGATCCGAAAACCGGCAGCCGGAAGCTCATCGAGCGGACAGAGCCGGCCCAACCCCTCACCACAACCGAGGAATTGAGCAATGCCGCTCCTGAGACGCAAGAGCCTGATCCTGGCGAAAACTGAAACCACCTACGGCACCAGCTCTAGCCCGTCGGGCTCAGATGCTGTCCTGGTGCGTAACCTGGAAATCACTCCGCTGGAAAGCGATGTCGTCAGTCGTGATCTGATCCGCCCATATCTGGGCAATTCGGATCAGCTGCTGGCTAATCCGCGTGCGCGAGTCACCTGTGAGGTTGAACTGGCCGGATCCGGCACCGCCGGCACCGCGCCACGTTATGACCCGCTGCTGAAGGCCTGCGGCATGTCGGCGACGATCGTGGCGTCAACGAGCGTCACATACGCGCCGGTGAGCGCCAGCTTCAGCAGCTGCACCATCGCATACAACATCGATGGCGTCCAGCACCTGCTGACCGGTGCTCGCGGCACCGTCACGATGAATTGCCAGCTGGGTCAAATCCCCACGCTGCAATTTGAGATGATAGGCATCTTCAACACGCCGACTGACACAGCGCAGCCGTCCGTCACCTACGCAGCTCAGGCGACGCCTCTGATCTTCCGCGATGGCAACACCAGCGCCTTTAGCCTGATGGGCTACAGCGGTTGCCTCATGTCGGTTGACATGAACCTCGCAAATGAAGTGGTCTATCGCGAGTTGATCGGCTGCACCAAGCAGGTGCTGATCACCGACCGCAAGCCAGCTGGCACCTGCGTGATCGAGGCCCCTACGATGGCCGCCAAGAACTTCTTTAGCGATGCGCTTGGTACTACCACAGGCAGCCTGACCTTCCTGCATGGCACCACAGCTGGAAATCGTGTTACGTTCACGTCGCCCCAGTCAGACATTGGCCAGCCGACCTACTCTGAGTCGGATGGGGTCGAGATGCTCAACATCCCGTATGTTGCGCTTCCGACGACCGCTGGCAATGATGAGTTCAGTCTCGCTTTCACCTGATCCTTATGGCATTTGTCATTTCGCAGTCTCAGAGCTACAGCTGGCCGGTAGCGGTTGAGTTCCCGGTTGATGGCGGTCGATTTGATCGGCAGACGTTTGATGCACAATTCAAGCGTCTGCCACAAGACCGCATCCGCGAGGTCTGGGATCGAATCAAGGCCGATGAATTGGATGATGACGGACTGTGCAACGAGATCCTTGTTGGATGGTCCGGCATCACCGATGACAAAGGCGCTGAGATTCCGTACAGCGAGAAGGCACGTGAAAACCTGCTGAGGGTGCCGCTGGTGGCTGCTGCCATCGTCGGCGCATGGCTGGATAGCCTGAGCAAGGCGAAACGAAAAAACTGATCGATGCCGCCGAGCACTGGGCCGGCGGCAGCGTGATCGATGACACTCAGGACGACGCCGCCGTCTTGGGTGTCATTTTTGAGGATGACGAAAAACCTGATCACTTTGAGGTGTTCCCTGAGAACTGGGAAGCCATCACAATGTGGACACGGGTCAGTACGCAATGGCGCGTGAGCATGGCCGGCGCTGTTGGGTTGGATTATACGGTTCTGCGTTGGCTGTTTGAGCTATACGAGGTCAAGGATCAACGCGAACTGTTGGAAGACCTGCAGACGATGGAAGCAGCTGTCTTAGAGTACAGAGCACGGCAGAAGGACTGAGCCAGATGGCCTTCAATCTTGAGACAGCATTGCGCGTGGTCGCCAAGGTTCAAGGCCTGAATGAGTTCAAGGCGCTCACTGATAATCTGACGGCGACCGGTGCAGCGTCGCGTGATAGCAAGGCAAGCCTGCAGCAGCTGAGCACGGAATCGGCTCGATTGACGCAGGAGACGACGCGAGCATCTGGCGGCGTGAGAGCGCAGACGACAGCGCTGCAGGTATTGACCGCTGCGCAACGTCAAGTCGGGCAGGAGACGGCCAAGACGGCAGCAGCAGTCAAGGGCCAGGCTGTCGTTGTGCAGGGCTTGACGGCTGATGCCGAGCGCCTGGCGCAGGGCAGCGGCAAGGTTGTTGGCGGCATCAAAGGGCAAGCGGCAGCTCTGCAGGATCTTGCTGGCGCATCACGCAACAGCGCTGATGCACTGCAGAACGTTCAGCAGGAGTCGGCTCAGCTCAGTGGCGCCGTGTCGCAACTGCGCAGCAATGCCGCGGGAGCATTGGATGGTCTAACCGGATCTGTGGCGAAGAGTGCGCGACAGATCAAGGATCTGCAAAGCAGCCTGCAGCCAACTGATGCGGCATTGTCGCAGCTGCGCGATGAGGTGCTGCAGGTTGGAGCTGCCAGCAAGCAAACTGAAAGGTCACTGGCACAGCAGGCGGAAGCGCTCAAGACACTGCGCAGCCAAGCTGAGATCAATGGAGACGTCTACAACCAACTGACCGCAGACATTGAAAGGCTGAGTGCAACGGCAAAGGGATCAGCCGGCGCTGCACGTGAAATGGCTGCAGGGCAGGATGCGGCGGGCAAGTCGATCAACAACGGCTCAAAGGCGATTCAGGCGCAAGTGAAGGAACTGCAGAACCTGCAGAGCAACCTACGCAAAGGGAGCACAGAGTATCAGAACATCGGCCGTCAGATTGATGATCTCAAGGCGAAGGCCGCATCACTGGACCTCAGTAAGGGTCTGAACATCCCTGGAGGGATCGGCAGCGCCGCTACATCTGGTGCGCGCAACCTACTGCAGCTGAGGCGACAGCTTGCGCAGTCGATGCCAGGGCGTGTCGTACTGGCTGGCGAGGGACTGGCGACTGCTGGCCTTGCCGGTGGCGCTGCAGCGGGCGCAGGCGCGGCGCTCGGCGGCTTGGCATCAGGGATGAGCCAGGTGCAGGCTGGCGTTGATGCGCTGGCCAACTTCGTGCGGATGACGCCGATGGTTGGCGAGAAGATGTCAGGGCCAATCATGCAATCAGCTGATGCGATTGCTGATTTCGCGGGCAAGATCGCATCAACTCAGGCGCAGCTTGCTGATCTATCGGCACCGTTCCAGGCTGTTACTCATGCGATCCAATCAATCGGGCCTGAAGCAGCAGCAGCAGCTGGCGTTGCGTCACTTGCCTTTGCGTCGATCTATTCAGTAGCGGCGCCAAAGATCAAGGCACTGCAGAATGATTTGAGGATTGGATACAAGGGCGTCAGCGATGAAGTGCAGCGGATGCTGGAGGAAACATCGAAGATTGTTGTCAGTCCGGCATTCCGCAAGGGCGCATTAGAGGAGTTGCGGCAGGGTGGTTTGCAACGTCTTGGAGAGGCCGCACCTGGCAGTGCAGAGGCACGCCGTGCGGCTAATACGGTGGCAGTCGCTGAGCGTGAGATTGCAGGAATTCAAGCGGAGCAGAATCGACTGTTAGAGACTGCACGCGGATATCAAAGTGCTTTCACCGACATAATGAAATCGCAGGTTCAGGTTGCCCGCGACCGACTAGATCTGCAGCGCAAGTTGACGGCTGAAGTGAAGGCCGAATCTGCTCAGCGCAGAATAACAGCAGATCAGCAGAGGGCAGAACGTCAGATTGCAGGGTCTGTGCGTCGTAATCAGGAGCGCTTAGCGCGAGAGGAAGCGCGACAGGAACGCTTCAGGCAGCGTGCCGCAGCTGCGTTTGCGCCATCGGCTGTGCTGGCGTTGCCAGCCGCTGGCCAGACGGCGTTCAGAGGGGCCGTGAGCGCTGAGGGCATCGGTGGCGGCGCCCGTCGCCTTGGCGCATACGAGGTGGCCCGCACAGGTCAGGCGATCGGCGCGCCGATGGCCGGATATAGCGCAGAGGCACGCGCTGGACTGGCTCAGCAGGCTGATGCCGCTAACCGCACAACCGGCGCACTGGCCAAGCTGTTTATGGAGCTTGACCGGGTACAGAAGGCAAGCAATGGCAGCATCGGCAGCCTGAACCAACAACGTGCCGCATGGGATGCAATCAGACTGGCCGTCAACCCTGCAGCGCCAGCGTACGAAACGGCGAAGAATGCAATCAGCAAGCTAGATGATGAGATCAAGCAGCTGACGCAATCACCGAAGCAGGCGGGCAATGCAATCGCTGATCTGTTCAGCCGTATTGAGAAGTTGACGGCAGAGAGCAATGGCAGCATCAGCAGTCTGCAGCAGCAGCGTGCTGCATGGTCTGAGCTGCGTAATATCGTCAACCCTGCAAGCTCTACATTCGCCAGTGCATCGGCAAAGATAGAGCAGCTTGATGGCAAGCTGAAGGAACTTAGCGGATCAGTGGAGAAGCCACGCGGCGCGCTTGCTGGCATCTTTGCTGAGATCAAGAGACTGGAGGGCGCCAGCAATGGCAGCATCGGCAGCCTGCAGCGTCAGCGTACGGCATGGGAAGCGTTGCGCGTAGCTGTGAATCCTGCAGCACCGGCATACAAGACTGCGACCGATCGCATCAAGGAGCTTGATGCTGCGTTGAAGCGTCTTAACGGGACACAGGAACAGGCGGCGCGTCGTGGGATGGGACGCGAGGCGCTAGGTGGCGCGATGGGTGCATTGGCGACAGGTGGCGGCCTGCAGTCTGCGGTGGGCGCAGCGGCTGGTACGCTCGCGTTCTCAGGTGGCCCTGGAGGATTGATTGCGGCGGCTGGATTAACGGCGGCAGTTGGACTCGGCGGATTAGCTGTATCAACTGGGCTGGAGGCTGAAAGCGCACAAGTCCGACTCAAGGCTCTAACCGATCAATTCGGGGAATACAATGCAGCGCAACAAGCGACTCAAAGTATTTCTAGACAGCTGCGCATTAGCACGATTGAAGCTCAAGACGCATTCTCGAAATTGTACGCAGCGCTGCGTCCGACCGGCATAACGATCAAAGAACTTGAAGATGCTTACATTGGATTCAGTGCTGCAGCGCGGGTTAGTGGCGCTACGGCAGAAGAAACATCAGCAGCCCTGATTCAGCTTAAGCAAGCGCTCGGATCTGGCGTGTTACAAGGCGAAGAACTTAGGGCGCTGAAAGAATCAGCTCCATTAGCGGCACAAGCCATTGCAAAGGAGCTTGGTGTTTCAATCGGAGAGCTTAAAAAACTGGGAGCAGAAGGAAAAATTACTACAGATGTCGTGCTTAAGGCGCTAAGCAGTCTTAAGGATCAAAACTTGGAAAAACTAAACAAGCAATTCAACACAGGCGCACAAGCTCTCAAAGATTTACAGGTCGAGCTAAGGCGCACAGCAGAAGGCCTTGCCAAGGCGTTCGGACCTACTGCGATTGAACTGCTAAAAGCCTTCACCCGGACTATGCAAAGAGTAGCTGATAGCCTTAATTTAACAGCCGGCGCTCAGGGCCGACAGTCTGACCGCATAAATGCGCAATTACAAGCAGGTAGAGAAGCCAGAGCGAAGTTTGGCCCATTAGGTGCACTGCAGTACGGATTTAAGGTTGACGAGTTTTTGAGGAAGCGTGAAGAGGAAATCTTCCAGGAATTACAGAATAGACGATCGGGAATAGTCACTAACGCGACAGATCGCCCGACTCGCGAACAACTAGATCAAAGGAGGCGCGCTGAAGAAGAACGCCGTAACGCCGCATCAAGGGCCGCCGCCGCTGACGCAAAAGATGACAAAGCTAAAGACAAGACAGACGAACAACGTCAAGCGGCAGAGGATCGCATCGCAAACGCACGCGAACAGATCCTGGAGCGCCTTAGCGACCTTGAGCAGCGCATGATTCAACGGCGTAGTCAAGCGGAACGCGAGCTAGCAGATGATCGCATCAAACTTGAACAGCAGATTGCAGATGCCGCAATGGCAAGCCGCCGCCGTGCAATAGAAGCCGCCGGCGGCGATGTTGGCGTCATTGACATTCAACAGCGAATCATTGACATCAACCGCACCTATCAGGCTGCAGTGCTTGACGCACAGCGCAAATACGATGAAGAACGTAAGCAAACAGAGAAAGAGATTGAAGACTACAAAGTCAACACAGCCAAGGAGATCGGCAACGTAATCGAATCCAGCGCCGGCCGTGCTGCAGGCGTCATCGCTCGCGTTGGCAGCACTGGCCAATCCACAGGCCCCCACCTAGACGCACGATGGGCCGATGGTCGCCCCATCACCGCTGCAGACGCTGACCGATACCTACGCATCAATGGCCGTGCACCTAGCTCATTCGGCGTCACCAGCCCCTACGGCCCGCGTCAGATGTTCGGGCGATCGTTCCATGCCGGCGTAGACATTGGCGCACCATCAGGCGCCGGGATCTCGCTGCAGGGTGGCGCGTCACTGCTCCGCAATCTTGGGTTCGATCCAGCCGCTGGCAATCAGCTGGAGATCATGACCCCTCAGGGTCGGATGCGACTGCTGCACCTTCAACCCGGAGCGGCTAGGCCGTCCGGTGGTGGCCTGCAGATGCCCGACCTCTCGGCTGTCGCTGGTCAGAGCGCATCCATCACCGCGGCACTGGGGCAGCGTCGTGATGTGGCGATCCAATCAGCAGGCGTCACCGCAGCGCGTGATACAGCAGATGCCCTGGCGGCTCAAACCGCTGAGCTTGACAAGCAACGCAACACCGGCCGCGAGCAGCTGGAAATGATGATTGCAATGGCAGCTCTGCAGCGCCGCGGCCTGTCGCCTGCAGTAGCCGAAGCTCGACTGAACGCGCAGAAGCTGGCGAGGGAGGAACGCGATCGCCTGATCGCAGCGCGTGAGCAGCTTGCAATTCAAGCTGCAGCAACCAATGCGAGCGCTTTGCAGGTAGAGACGGCACGGCAAGGCATGACGCTGATTGATGAGCGCCTGTCGAAACAGCCTGAGATCATCGCTCAGATTGAAGCGGAAACGGCAGCGCTAGAGGTGCAGCGTTCTGCATTGGAACGCAACAAGCAACTGACCGATGGCATCGCCAGTGCAATCGGTAGCGGCATGGCGGAAGGTATGAACCTGCTGTTCAGTGGCACTGAGAATTGGGGCGCAAGCCTTAGGAAGATTGCATCAGGTGTGCTGGAGAGCATCGCAAAACAGCTGATTCAGATTCTGGTCATTGAGCAAGCCATCAGCGCCATTAAGGGCGTGCTGAATGCGCTGTCGCCTGCACCAGCCGCCGGACCAGCTGTATCAGCCAGTGGCGCCGCGTCAATCGGTGCGGCAGCTGGCAGCGTTCAGTTCGCCAATGGCGGCATCTTCGATGCAACGAACACCATCAAACCGTTTGCGATGGGCGCCATCGTGCGCAATCCGACGCTGTTCAAATATGCCGACGGTGGAGCCTTCCAACAGGGTCTAATGGGCGAGGCCGGACCTGAGGCGATCATGCCACTGCGTCGCCTGCCAAACGGCCGCCTAGGTGTTGAGGCAATGGGCAGCACCACAGGCGCATCAGCGCCGATCACGGTCAATGTCAGCGTCGATGCAACAGGCAGCCAAGTGCAGGGCAACGCCGGGCAGGGCCAGCAACTGGGCCGTGCAATCGCAATCGCTGTACGCCAGGAGCTAGCGAATCAGCAGCGTCCTGGCGGCTTGCTGGCGCCCTAAACTGAACCGATGGCAACCTTCACATGGACAGCCTCATTCGAGGCAACAGAGAGCAGCCGCCCACGAGTGCGCAAGACTCAGTTCGGTGATGGCTACGAGCAACGTTTAAGATTCGGGCTTCAGACTGACTCAAAGGAATGGGATCTAACATTTGCTGAGCGCACCGATACAGAACGCGATCAAATCGCAGACTTTCTAGAGGCTAGAGGAGCAGCCGAGTCATTTGACTGGACACCACCACGCGGCACAGCTGGTAAATATGTCTGCGAAGATTGGCAGATCACATTGCGAGCATGTAACTTCAACACAATACGAGCTAAGTTCAGAGAGGTGTTTGAGCCGTGAGCGTACCAGTCTCAGACCTGCAATCTGTTGCACCTAGTGCAATCATTGAGCTGTTTGAGCTGACGCTAAACATCGAGCAGCACGGCGTCGCTGAAACCTACCGCTTTCATGCTGGC